GCCTCTCTTAAAGTTCTGTTTAGTTGTTGTTCTTATTAAGCATATTTGTTTAATTCTTCGCCGTTTTATAGGAAAGTTCTCCGTTTTCTACCCTATATTACGACAAGTTTTATCATTTACGCCCAACCGAATCACTTCCATTCAGATCGTCCCAGCGGAATTTTGACCATGGTGTGACTACAAAGCCAGCCAACGCGCCAAGCCCCAGAGCTTTTACGCTCGCAAGCGTGCACTACGTGCCGCTCATGACGCCATGCGCGTCTCGGAACGTGATAGTTCCACCCCCGATGCTGATGAAGGTTACGAAGCGCCACGTGCGCCCGTCGCCCGAAAGGCATTGGCAAGACCCAACGTTACCTTAACCCCCTTTACGTTACCTCAATCCCCCCCGGAACCTGCATTTGTGCACGTTCCCATGGCCTCCGGCCCCAAGAAATCGTCTACTTCACAAAAACCCCCCCCTCGCCCCAAGCCCTCCCGTTTTGACAGTTTCGTGCCCTCCGATGACATCTTTGACTTTGCCCTCAAGGACCTCCCCGACATCCCACGTGCCCCTACCGTCAAGTCACCGGACCCCGCCTTTGATGCTTTGGATACTATCGGTGCCCCGTTTTTGTATGGCACTGCTGTGGCCACCGTCGCCCTTGAGCGCGCCGCCACACCGCCGTCTGCCATCTCTTCTGCCTCCTCTGCCGTGTGCGTGACCTCTTCTGACCTCGCTGACATGTCTGTGCGTGGAGGAATCAACCTCATAATTCGCGCGGGTGGCATGCGTTGCTTCACTGCACATCCCGGCCCTCGTCTCAAGGAAGGCGAGGATGGCTGGTCGTGCGGTTCCCGTGCCTCTCGTTTGCACCTTTCACGTTTCTTGAACGCCGTTTCTCCTTTCGTTGACCTTGAACCTTTGACAGCGTACACGTACCTTGTTGGTGATCTTTCTGAACTCCCTGCTACCTATGACCGCGTCGCCGCCAGCTCTTCCTTGCCTCTGCTGCACGAACTGTGCGCCGCTGCCGGAGTGCCGCTAGCTCACAAGGCACTGCTCGTGCTGGGCCTCGCAGGTACCCTAGACGTCGCACGCGTCAGTAACAACCTGCGACTCGGCGCCCCCTACTTGGCCCGCCTCCTTAAGCCCACTGAGGCGCCCGTCCGCCGCGAGCGTGGCGAGCCTCTACCCCCTGCTGCGGCGAGCCACGTCTCCTACAACGCCCCCCCTCCCCGGCACGCTCCCACGCCTGTCAAGTGCAAGTTCCCTTTGCAGCTACGCTGCCTTGAAGAACTGCTGCGCGTCGGCATTCACATCCCGGAAAAGGCACGCGAAAAGCTGGAGGATTTCGTCTCCGACAAGTCGTTCCGCATGGGTCTTGAGCAGCTCCACAAGCTCAACCCGTGGCAGCGCGCACGCGACAGGTGCGTCACCATACGTGTGCACGCCTTCGGTCGCGCCTTTGACCGTGCCGTTCCCTACGCGCCCGGTTTCGCCACACGCCCTGGCCCTGAAGGCGAGTCTGTGCCCTTCACCTTGCCTTATGTCGCCTCGGCTGACATATTCGCAAATGGCCCTCTCGTGATGGTCCGGCACGGATTTTCCTACGTTCCGCTGCCCTTGCTCATCCCTGATACCGTCTGGCCCCTGCTGCAGAGCGCCTCCTCGCTGGCATCCCTGGCCGAAGTTGCATATGGCCCTGACCTCTTGGTCAAGCTTCTGGACCAGATTTGGAAAGAAGCCATGGCCTGCGTCGGGCGCAAAGGCTACGAGATGACCCCGTATAAGTCAGTTGATTCCAACGTCGACTGCGTCGACATTCTCGGTGAGGTTGGTCCTGCGCGTATCATGATCCCCAGTCTCCTCACCTGCGCCATGGGTCCAGGCCTCCGCATTTCCGATCAGCCCTCGCTCATAGAGGCTATGCGCGCGCAACGCGCACGGTTTGCCGTCCTTGAGACTGACTTTTACAAGCCATCCAGAACAGTCACCCACGCCATGTTCAAGCGCTTGGTTGAGGTCAACTCTCGCGGCAAGTCCGAGCTTGCCCGTCTCGATGGTTTCAACAAAGCTGTCGCCGACGCAGAGGCCATCCGTTATTCAGATGTGGGGTCTGCCGTTGCTGAACGCAAGGCTCAGCCAGTCACGCGTTTTGCCACTCGCAATAAGGAGCGAACACACGCCCAAATCTCCCGCCTCGATGGCTTTGAACCCATCTTGGAGGCTGAAGAGTTCATTGCGTCCCCCCGCGATCCTGATCTGCTCAAGCGGTATGGGCCATCGGCACAGTCTGCCGATGCCGACCTCGTCGATGCCCTGGTTCCTGGCGTCTCCCCCCCCATGCAGCTCATACATTGGCTCTACTCCATGCTTGAGTCTGGTGGTGAACGCCTCATGGCTGTTCTTCCCGCCATGGGCAGCATCCTCAAGCACCTCATCGACATTGTTGGTGCTGGCTTTACTGCCTTCCACCATTTCATGCTTGGTGTCATTGCTACCTGGCGGTACTCCCCTACCATCATTGGTGAAGGTGCTTCCCGCGTCGTTGCCTTCCACTACCCCGGTGCGCGGATCTGCATAGCCATCTCTGAAGACGATTCGGTAACCCTCAGCGACACTACTGTTGAGCCTGCCGTCTACCACCGCCTGCATTGGCGCGAGCTCCTCTGGCGCCTCGATTCTTACGACTCCCTCGAAGAGGTCGAGCCCATGGAGTTCCACATGGGCACGCGCGTTATTGACGCCTCGCTCATGCCCTGTGACGTGCACTTCACTGACCGCCGTGCTCGCATTCCTAGCATGCTTGCTGGCAAGGCTCCTGGCGTAACTTGTGCTGCCCCGAAGTACCTCAACTGGCTTGGTATACAGGTCTCCGCGCAAGCGCGGCCTCTTGCCTTGGACGCGTTGCTTTTAGTTCCCACATTGGTACGCGCTGTCGAAATCATCGGCTCCTTCCTGAAGTTCATGCTCGCCCCCGTCTTGCGTGCTCTCGGGTTCCCCGTGTCAGATCCGGCTGCCGCTGCCGCCACTCTTGGTGAGGCGTGCGATACTGGTGATGCTCTCTCCCGCTGCTCTGTGGAAAAGCTGGCTGCGCTCACCGGAGCGCGCCACTCCCTTATAGTGGGCATGCAGCGCATGCATTCTGCTGGGGATGTGCGCCACCCTGTCTACCTCCGGGCGGCCAATCTGGAACGCGTACTTTCCGCTCGCATCCAGACTCTCCAGGTTGCTTTGGCTGCTGCTGAGCCGCGCATGGAACCCGTGGTGTTGGTGCTCTGCGGCGCCCCGGGCACTGGCAAGGACCAAACAGCAGCTCTGCTCGCTCGCCACTTCCAGTTCCAAGGCGAGCACATGCAAGTTTACTACCGTAACCCCTCCGATGCCCATTGGTCTGGCTTCGCCGGCCAAAAAGTCGTCGTTTACCAAGAGATGTTCGCTAACAAGGAGACTCGTAACCAGGACGCCACTGATTTCCTCATGGCAGCATCCTCGGCCACGTACCTTGTGTCAGCAGCAGAAATCGAAGGTAAAGGGCAGCCGTTCGCTCCCTACTTGATGATAATGACCACCAATATGGAGCTTCATGATAACGTTCCATCGCAAATCGTCGACCCCTCCGCTGTCAACCGCCGATTTTCCCTCATTGTGCGCGTCACCGCTGGTGCTGACGGCACTCCGTCGTTCCTCATTGAGAAGGTCCACGCTAACATCCGGCTCGAAAACGCTGTGGGGGTCCACGTAACTTACGACCAGCTGCTCGCAACGGTTGAAGCTGCTGCGCACAATAAGTGGGAAACCTTCCAAGGCATTCAGACACGTTCTCGCGGTGACGCTGCCTGCCCGTTCTCCACCAAACCGCGATCATCACTGCCAGCGCCGCGCACCTCCGCTGCCCCACCTCCTTTCGTTGAGCGGCTCATTCGCCCGTCGTCTGGTGGGCTAGGCATGCGATTCCTGTTCCCCTCCCGTGCTGACGCTCCATCGGCGGGGGCAGGCGCTTCCGCTGAGATGCGCCCCTCCCTGGTTATAGGGGGTGCTGCTGCTCTTGCTGCCGCTGCTGCCTTTGGCATGCGCTACGGCGTTGCCGCAGGCGTGAGCACCGCTGCTGCTGCTGAAGGTGCGGTTTCGTTGGCCGAGCCATTGGGTACCTCCTTTGCGCGCGGGATGTGGGCCTTCTTCGGCGATCCAATCAGCCGTGCTGAGGCAGCGCTCTCAGCCGCTCTTGCTGCCCTATCGCCGACCAGCGTGCTTGATGCCGCCCGTGCTCTGTGGGATTATCTGTGTGCAATAACCACTAGCACCTGGTCGCGTTGTGCATCTTTCGTCTACTACCATCGCATGGCACTGCTCGGCCTATTCGCCATGGTGACCGTCACTTATGGCGTAGTCTTCGCGGTGCGTCCTTCCGCGCAGGCTGGTCCTGCGCCACGCGCATACGAGAAGAAGCCGAAACGTCTCCAACATTCGTACCACATCGTGTTCCTGCAGTCCATGCCCCGTGCGCAATCCATGGATCCCGTGGATTTAGACGCCCGTTCCCGTGAAATTGGCCGGTCCCTGGTGACCATAAACGTGTCAGTCGATGGCGGCAAGCCTGGCGTCGTTGTTGCAATCCACGTTGGTGATGGCGTCTTCCTTACGACCGCGCATCCCTTCTTGGCCGTTCCTGCACAGGCCGGCCTCGACGGCGTCAGCAAATCCGGCTCAGTTGTCCTAATAGGTCAGACTGTACATGAGCTGCGTCTTGAAGAACTAGACTACCTGCGTACGCAAGGCAGCAGTGACGATCTCATCCTGTTCCGCATTCCACTCGCCGTGTTGCCGCCGTCAGCCATGTCGTATTTTGCTGATGAGCAGGAGATGGGCGGTTCTTTCGAGGCCTTTGGTTGTCGGCCCCTCACTGATGCATCGCTAGGTGTGGTTTCCCTGCGCGGCGAGACCAACTACGCGTATCGTTTGGCTGGTCACACCATCGAGATGCACACGGCTCACACCTGGCGTTCTGGTGGCGGCACCAAGGAAGGCGACTGCGGCATGCCCTGGGTCAGCGCCATTTCCGGCAAGATCATCGGCATACACGTTGCTGGCGGCATTATCTTCGGCGGTGGGGCCACGCCAATTACTGCCGATGCCATCAAAACGCTCAAGTCCGTGTTACTGAGCGGTGACGCTCCCGTGGCGCAAAGCGGCGATAACATCGTCCGTCCGGGCATGCCCGTCCACCGCGCCACGGATTTCCCTGATTTCACGCCGTATCAAACCATTTCCCGCCGCACATCGGAGCGTCCCACTCCCATGTTTGGGTACTTTCGTGAGCTTGCCGCGAAGTATGGCACGGAAGTGAAGACCCCGATCCTTTCACGCTTCACAGGTGGCCCCGCTGAGCTCTACCCTCCCATGCCCGTGCGCCGCGACCGGGTATTTACCGATGCCGATAAGGTCTTCATACGCCAGTTCGACCGTATGTACTACCCGCCTGGTGTCTTCCCGCGCCTCACGTTGCTCGACGCGCTGGCCGAAATGCCCAAGGATACGTCGCCCGCCATGCCATACCTCAAACACGGGTACAACACTAAGCGTGACCTCATTGAGAAAGATGGTGAGCTTGTATTTGCTCCCATGTTCGTGAAGCGCCTTCGTGCCTACGTTGAATCGCTAGTCGGCGGACCTGCGTACCCCATCATCGCAACTTCAAAGGCCAAAGACGAGCTACTCAAGGAGTCTAAGACCGCCCCACGCGTCATAGAAATGATGCCTGCGGAGGTTCACGTCGCCCTTGTTTGTGCCGTTGGCGGTTACCGCCAGCACCTCATCGCCACGCACGGCCGCACTGGGAACCGCACCGCGTGCGGCATAAACCCATACAGCCGTGAATGGGCTGCCCTTGCCGCTAGGTTCTCTACTGGCAAAAAGTTCGCCGGTGACTGCGTCACTGAGGATCGTAACACCACTGCCGACAGCATTGAGCTCACTGCCGAGGAGTGGGAACGTCATATCGTTCCTCCTGCCCCGTATGACTTCAGCTGGACAGAGCAGCAGTTCTTGGATAACTTCCATACTGTGATACCAGTTGGTAAGCTCATCAACAGTTTGGCTCACGTCATGCGCCTGATACAGGACACGGTGTACGAGGTCGGTATGAGCAACCCGTCCGGAAATTACATCACGGTCCAGATCAATGACCACACCACTACCATGCACCTCGCTCTCGGAATCCGCGACATTCTCGCTGACAAGGGCCTGCCGTGCGCCCCACGTGACGTTTGGAATGCAGCAGATTGGGTAACTTTTGGCGACGACGTCATCGGTGTGCTATCCCCCAACGTTGAACCAGGTGCCCTGCTCCGTGCTGCAAGCAAGCGTGGCTTGCCATTCACGTGGGACGACAAAAAGGAGCACCCTGATGATTATGAACCGCCTCCTGAGGAGATCACTTTTCTCAAACGCGCGTTCCACCACCTCCCTGACAAAACGGTCATTGCTCCGCTCGAGAAGCGTAGCATCCTCTCTTGCCTCGCCCACATGCCTGCCGGGAATGTAAAAGGTGGTGGCGTGCTTTACAGCGCGCGCGTCAGCAGCATGCTGCCAGAGGCAGCGCTGTGGGGCGAAGATTTCTATTCGGACGTTATCACTGGCGTCCGCGAGAACTTGGCTCGCAATGGCAATGTCTACTGCCCCACGGGCAAAGAGGCGGCGCTCCCGACCTACGCCGCGCTGCGTGCTGAGATGTTGACTCGCGCTACCCAGGCGGCACGCTTCGTCCCTCCCCCGGACGAGATCGTTTGCGGCGCCGCTGAGCTTCCGCTAGACTTCGACTGCGAAGCTCAGTCCGGTCCAGCGCGGGTCATTACCTCCGCTTTGCTCGTCCATGAAATCTGGCAAATCTCTATGCTCTTCTCTGTCACTGCCATTATCGCTACCGTTACCGGCATGCTCGCGGGCTTCTTCCTCCTGCTGCTCCACCGGCGCGATCCCGCGCCGTACAGGTACGAGCAGGCGCGCTTCGCATGCCGATGTGCGGCTGGTAGCACCTTTTGCGGATTTCATTCGCTCTTCTTTTTGCTTTGCTTTGTGCTCGGAATTGAAACTCTGTGCTACAATTACAAGTATGGTCCGTTGTGGAAGTATGGCATCGTCACGCCAGACTTCAAAGACACCTGCGATGCCCTCCCGTGGCATGCAGACCCGACGTATTTTTCCTCGTACGATTACACTGCCGATTCCGCTCCCGAAACCCCCTCCACCGTCACTGGTGATGCCGTTACTACCATGCTCGAACCTTCCACCTCTTCCTTTGCCACTGCCACAACCGTGCCCACCGCTTCACTCGCCGGCCTCCTGCCCCCTGCTGCTGGTGCCGTCTCCGGCGGCCTCATGCGCCAGTTTCCCGTTGCTGAACTCTCCTGGACACAAGGCCAGGCCTACAACTATGCCATCGGTGGTATCAACTTCCCCGATGCGCTTCTGGCTGTGCCCTACATCGCCGATCGCGTGCGTTACTTCAAGTATATGCGTGCGGGCGTCGAAGTGAGCTTCAAGTTAAACGGCAATGCCATGCTGTACGGTACGCTGCTCGCAAGTTGGGACCCCACCTCTTGCCTCGACTGGGCTGACAGTTCAGAGATTGTCATACCCACGCTCAGTGGCAATCCGCATGTGCTGCTCGAAGCCAATGATTCCGACAGTGCAGGCGCCACCATTCCCTACATGTGGCCGTTTCCAGCCATTGACCTCCAGAGCTACGTGCCTGGCTCAATTGGCACGGTTGACATCCTTGTCCTGAATCCCTTGACACCCGTGAGCACGAGCAGTTCTTCAGCTTCCATTACTGTCACCGTGTACGCGCGCTTCGTTGGGTTAGAGCTGTCAGGCCCCACGGACACGGTGTTCGTTCCGCCACTCATGACGCGCCGCCCACGCCGCGGTTCCCTGCGTGCCACTGCCCAGTCGCGCCCCAGGCGCGGCGTTGAGGCCACCGCTGAAGCCAAGGACAAATCCACCAAGAACATGGCGGTGTCACTCGCCAGCAAGGCCGCTGGCGCTGCGGTTGACTTCCTCAGCGGATATGTCCCTGAGCCCATCATGTCAGTGGCAAACACCGTCGCCTCGTGGTTCGGCTTTGATATGCCGCGCAGTCTCATGAATGCAACACGTGTCACCACTCGCCTTCAACCCGAGCTGTTCATGGCGTCCGGCCTGGACTTTTCAAGTATGCTGGCACGTCAGCCTTCCAGGCTGCCCGTTTCCCTCAAGAGTTTCACGCCAGGCGTGGCGGATGAGGAATCGCTGGTGGCGCTGGCCAGCACGCCGTGCCTCCTGGCAAACTTCACCATCAACAACTCCATTGCACCCAACAGCACCGTGTTTTCAGCGCCAGTGAACCCGCGCTACAACATTTCGCTGCCGGGGCCCAACACCACTGCGCAATTCTACCCCACGCTGCTCAGCAAGGCTGCCATGCCGTTCCAGGCCTGGCGCGGCACCACGCGCCTTTGGTTTAACGTCAGCTGCAGTAGCTTCCACTCCTTCCGCCTACGCGTCGGAGTTGTTTGGGGCGACACCACCGGCATTGGCTCCGTTCCTCCAGAGAATGGCCCCAGTGTCCTCGTCGACATAAACGGCCCCACCACCTTTGGCGTTGACATTCCTTTCGTTTTCCCGCGTCCGTATGCTACGGAGAGCATCGGCACGTGGTACGTGCAACTGGCTGTGCCACCCGGGCCCATCGGTGACGTACCCGGCGCCCCGGCCTACGTCAACACGTACGTCTGCAGTGCAGGCGACTTCGAAGTCATGGGCCGTGGCACGCGGCTGCTCATCCCCGCCGTTATGATCCTCACCACCTCACCATTGTCAGCGCAAGTCTACCCTCGGTCCGAGGTGTCCTCTGCGATGTTCGTTCCAGTGGCAGGCGACGCCAAAAGCACGCTCATCGGCGATTCTTCTTTCGCCCATGATTCGTTCGCTTGCGTTGCTGACGTGGTGCACGGCCCCGAACCGTGGCTTGGTGCCCTCCCCAAGCTGCCCACGCAGCTGGTCGTGTCCCCGCATGCTGCGCGTCAGTGGGAGCTGTGGTTCTCCAGCAGCGTCGGTCCGATGCCATGGAACACGCTGCCGGAAGCACTAGTTTCCACAGGCGCTGCTGCCGGTAACGTGCCAATGCCCACCGGCGGTGTCGCCGTCACTTGGCAGCTCTCTTCGCTCAGCCAGTACACTTTGCCTCAAGCAGGCGCCAAGGTCATGGCCACCTCGCTTGATCACTTTGCAGACTGTTACAAGTACCAGCGTGGGGGCTATCGCATCAAGGCGTTCCTCTCCGCTGGCTCTGGTGCTCTCCCCCCCGTGTTGTCAGCCACTGCCTGCGCTCCCACTGCTGGCTTCACCATGGATGACGCAGGCACTCTCACCGCCAGCAATTTTTGGCTGCCGCAACCGCATAACGCCGGTGACGCCCGCTACAATGGTTCCGGCGCTGTGTTTTCCAACGCTGTCGAGGCAGTAGGCGACACAGGCGTCAACTTCTTGGAGGCCGAAGTCCCCTTCGAGTCGATGGCTGCTTACCACTCCACTTCACTCCCCAGCTCCCAAGTACCACCTGGCGTCGTCGCGTTCGATCCCTGGAGCTCCGACCGCTGCGTGCGCCTCAATCTCAACGATATGACAGGCAACTCGCGCGTCAATGGCATCCTCCGCAGTGCCGCAGATGACCATCGGTTCTTTTACATCAAAGGCCCGAAGCTCTCTTACCTCATCAACACCCCCACCAACATGGCCCAGCTGCCTGGTGCAGTTGCAGGTGTCATCACACCCTCCATGTTCGGCCCTGATGAAACGCCGCAGTGGATCATGATGCACCCGTACACCACGGCGCAAGAAATCCAGTACTTCTAAATCTCTTCCCCCACTTTGCTGCTGATGGCGCGCTTTTCCGCGCCTACTCCCTTCCCTCTTCCTTTGCTTTGATAATTTCCCTTTTTCTTTGCTTCTTTAGTCTCTATCTTTCATCCCCTCCAATCCCCGTTGCTGTCTTCGCCATGCCCCAGGAAAGTCCTCCGTTCTCTGCCCTGTCGCGTTGCAAGTCTTAGCCGCGACCCCCTTGTTGTGTACATTTTGTGCGCACCTCCCCTTTGGGCCCTTTACCGGCCCGCAAATGTTCTGTTCAAGATCCCCTTTGCTCG